ACTGATACTTCCCAGATCAACCTTGGTATCTCCTAATGGATTTGTATTTATTTGGGGATCTGTAATATCAGTATTTTCGATGTTTTCTGTGAGTTCTCCAAATTCTGTTTTAACCTTTTCTGTAAGTTGACTAACACTTCCTAGATCAACTTTAGGCACTGTAATTTTTTTAGCATCTTCTATATATTTAGAAAGAAAATTTTTTACAAATGCTCCATGTGCTGTTGCATCAAATTGGTCCTGGAGTAAATCTGTACTAACTTTTGGTGGTTTATTACCAAATGGTTTTGTATTGAGACTATGCCCACCTGATAAGTCCTGTTCAGTGTTAAGGCTATGCCCACCTGATAAGTCTGCTTTTGTTAAGTCTTGGTCAGTGTTGAGACTATGCCCACCTGATAAATCTGTAGCAGTAACCTTTTTTTTAATAGTTTCTGTAATTTGACTAAGACTCCCCAGATCAACATTAGGTAAACTAATACCCCCAGAAACACCACCTAACCTTTTCAAAGCTAACTTATCTTTATCAGATAATGTGAAAGTAGGCTTAGGCTTAGGCTTAGTTCCAGCATCCTTTGGTGCAGACTGAGCAATGGTAGTCTTAGGTGGTTTAGCCGTAGTGGTCTTAGGTGGCCCTACTGGTTTACTATCCCAGTCACCCTCATGTGATGTGACATAAGTCTGTAAATTATCTCCCCATAAATCTTTCTTCGCTGCATCTTTATGTGTTTTCAGAAAAGCCTGTAAATTAAATGCCATATATTCCTTTATTCTTAAGCAGCAAAGTATTGGTATTCGTGATCTTGAGTACCTATAGCAAATTCCATTTTAGGGATTTCCTTATGAATGGTTGCATAGCGTAAAGACATAACGGCATATCTTGTTGCAGACATGATATCGTCACGTTCTTTGATGATCTTTCCTTCTTTACGATGGTACATCCTCATTTCTGCGAACCAGTCGGAAAGATGTTCAAAGACTTTAAACCTGCCCGACTGCATTCTTTGAAGGATATCCATAATACCTGGCTCAACAGAAAAACCCCCGTCAGGATTGCTGAAATGAGAACCAAGCATATTAACACCAAGCCTCCGATACTGTTGAGCAAGAGGTTCACCAGATCCTTTATCGTGTTGCATACCATCATGAGGCCATGCACAAGGAATATAAGCACCTTTAGACTTAATCGAATGGGCATGAGTAACAGGTGTTTCAGCCCTAATAGAATAGGTGTCGTAAACATAAGCCGTATCCGTTTCTCTGTCCCATGCAACCCATACACATGCAAATGGGTGATCCCATCCGAAATCGACTGCACAGATTCTGGGCCAGTATTCTGGAATTGGAAATGAAGGTATCTTGATAGCATCTTCGTCAATTGGGTAAACCAATCCTGAACCAAGAAGAGGAATCCCTTTTGATCGCATATTTCTTTCATGCGGTGGAAGGGCAGCAAGGATTTCATTTCTGGTATCTATGTCTAAGTGTGGTGCATCATCCCATGTTGCATGATAAAGCTGTTGTCCTGGTTTAAGATCATTCATGAATTGGGCAACCGTATTAGTCATGCCTTTTTCAGGAGTGAATGTCATGAATATCAAGCCTTGGGTTTTTAAAGTCGCTCTTAAACCTTGAGAATAGATATCTTGAGGAGGTTCTTCGTCTAACCAGACAATATCGACTGCTTTACCCATCCATTGTTCTTTTCCTTGTTCGTAGGATTTGAACCAGATTTTAGAATTCTTTCCTGACTTATGTTTGACTGTAACTGCAGAAATAGCGTTAGGGATGCCTGGAAGCCTGTCTGTGTGAATTATTCTATCTTTCGGTATCAACCCCTTACCCCAATCTTCCAAGTCTCCTGGCTCCCCTAGAAGCTCTGCCTGGACTATATCCCTTGTATTGGCAGTTGTATTACCTGCTGCCCAAACCTTAACTGGAGTATCAAATCTATGCCCTTCCCACCAATCGGGATAGTCTCCTAAAACGTGGATTGCTAATTCTGCTGCACCGCAATAGGTTTTTCCTACTTTGTTTGCTGCCATCAAGAGCCTTTGTTTAGCTCTTTTCTTACCCATATCTCTTGCTTTATGAAACTCCACTTGGTAGCCGTAGGGGTCATAATCGTAAATCCGGTTTGTGGATCTACGTTCTGTTATTTCTGTTAAAATGCCTACGGCTTTTTCTAAATCACTCATTCTAAGATTTTTTGTCCTGAAACTTCTGCACCAAGTCCTGCAAAGTCTTGCTTTTTACCTCCACCTTTGAATTTCTTCTTATATTCAACCTGTTTTCCTTTAACAAACTTTGATAACTCATGTGTTCCTGACTCAAACTTGGATCTTCTGATAGAACGCTCCATAACTTCAGGATCTACTCCAAATGAAGATGCTCTATCCCACATAATTCCTTGTTTTGACGAAACATTAGTCTTTTGAGGTTGCTTCTTTACTAATTTATCTTTGTTAGGAACCTGATCTGGTCTTAATCCTGCTGTTTTGTTTGATTCTACTTCAAACTGTTTGTTATAAACATCTTGTGTATCAATGTTAGACCGTTCTCTTGCTCCTCTTGTATGTCCTGCATTTGTTAATTCAACAATCTTGTTCTCTTTGATGATGTCTTGACTGATTCTGTTCCTGATTCCTTGAATAAACTTATCCTTCTGTACACTAGGTGGTGCTTTATTCTCAATCTGTAACCAGACTTCTCGCATTGCTGTATGAGTGATCTTTGCTAAAGGTTTCTTGCTCTTAGATTCCTTTAATGCACGTTCCCCCATATCCCTTAATGCATTTACAAACTCCTTCTTATTCGAATTACCGCTTAATTTTGCATCATTCAATGCCTGATACACATATCTTGCTAAATTAAGCGACTTACTGCGGTCTGAAACTCCAAGCTTCTGTATCCTGTTTGCTAGTTCTGGTACTTTTGCTGCCCAAGGTTCCATATTCAGTGGTCGGAGAGGTAAGGCCAGAGGAAGTAACCCTACCCCTCCTTAGATCAGCAGCTTCCTTGAGCCAACTGATCAGTTAAGAGTGTCTGATAACTCATGCTTCTCCAGTTTGTTGTCAATCCATCCAGATTCTTCCAATTTAGCAGGATTAGCATTAGTAGCCTTTGATACAGGTTTTTTATTAAGTAGTAAGTTGGCTTTATCTCTGCCTACTAAACTCACTAATTCTGCTTCTAACTCTGGTACTGTCTTCTTGTCCTCTTCAATTGTTAACTTATCTGTTGCCTTAAATCCTGCTCGATCCATTAAATCCTTTGCACACTGAAACTTGACAGTATCTGAAAGTGAATCTGACATTAATTCCTTCATTGCCTTAAATGCATTCGGTGTGTGATCTACAAACTTCTCTTGCATCCTTTTCTGAATCTGGGAACCTAACTGCCTTTTTAAATTACATGCCTGATTACTAATGTATTTACCTTCCTTGTAACCTGCATCTAAGGCTGCTCTACGGGCATCTCCATGCTCGCAATATGCATCTACAAACCTTTCTCGCATTTCATTACTTGCTTTACTCATTTCTTCTTCTTTAAATATTTCTGCGTAGCTTTAAATTCTCTTGCTTGTTGTACTGATGGAGAATGGTGTTTTATTAAAAACTGTTTGTAACCAGCATCACTTACCATCATATTACTTCGGGAACTTGAATATACTCGTTCTTCTCCTCCTATTGGAACTGTATAAGTAGCTACTTGACCTGTTTTGTATAATGCAGATCCTAGTGAACGTGTATGTGGCTTAGTGATAGGCTTCTTACCCCATAATGATTCTTTTTCATGTTGTAAATCATACTGCCTTTGTGCAGATCTACTCCGTTTAGGAGGATTCCTGAATTCCAACATCTTCTTTTTAATTAACTTATTACTCATAATGTCTCCTTAGCTATCTCCTATAACAAGTAAAACTACCACCAAGTAGAGAGGTTGGTAGTCTCTACTGTCACAACGATGTCAATTTGTTCCCCACCCCCTTGCTCTGCATTATTCATGTGATACCGTACCGGCCTATTGATATTAATTCCTTTATCAAAAGGGTTTAGTACAGGCCATACAGTCTTCAATTGTGATGTTAATACAGCAGGGTTTAGTACAGACATAGGCACAGCAGTGTTCATGTGATTCTGATTCAGAATGATCTAGGATTAACTTATCTCTTATCTGCTATGCAATACTAACTACTGATAAACATGTGTGTTTGGTTATAAAGCTAGTACATCCAGCATATAGGACATAGCTAAGAATGATAGGGAATAGTAGTAGAGAGATACACTGAGGTATTGTTATATAATCAATATTACATACGAGAGATAAACAGTATCTCTAAAGTATATATATATAATACAATACCTATATATATCTGTAATGTAATATAAGCAAAGATTGATGTAATAGNGTTATAATATCCAGCAACTGAAACCTAGTATTTGTTAGGACTTTGAGATAGAGATGATATTCATTACAGTCATCAACCTTATGCCATCACAAGACTTTGCCATTCGTTGTGGATGTTAATTACAAATGATCCATCTTTATAAGTCATCTAGTTCATAGGATCTTTCTTGCAACTCATGTCATAGTCTTTGCTGTCATNTCGTNTGCATAGTTTANAAAGCTTACCCAGATAGATCATATATCTTCCTTAGAGTCATCAGACGGTAAAAAAAAATATCCTTAGTTATGGGGATATTGTTTTGTTTCCTCTTTATATTAATCTTTAATAGAAGGTGACGTTATGACGTTAAATGAATTATTAGAATTGAAATATACGGATGCTGAGAAGTATGAGTTGGCATTAGATGAATACATGGAAGATAAGGTAGCTCATGTTTATACCTGTAATGAGTGTAAACGTAATGTTCCTGAAGAAGAGTTTG